CTGCAGCATTTTTTAAATCAGCTCCTGCAACACCTAGAACATCTCTACCTACATTACTAAAAGATTTACCGCTCCAGTTTGCTTTGTATCCAGTAGATATATCCTCTGGCATATAAAGGACTACTGATGGGACACCACTAGTTTTTTCATAGAATGCTGCATCTGTAGCAGACTGATTGTACTGTGCTAGACCACCCATCGTATTGTTTTCACCGTCTTTGTTAAGACCTTGGAAAGGTGGTTTGTACTCATAGAATTCAAACAAAACATAATCAGTTTCACCAAGAGCAACATCTTCTGGGTATCTTAAAATATCAGCAGGAACATCTCCTGCTGTTAGAGTATCATAGTTTTGTCTTGTTCTTTTTGCTTCTAACTGAGCACTTTTAAATTGAGTCTTTGTAATTTTAGACCACGTTTGTCCATTAAATCTCCAGTATGCTATCTTGCCATTACGATTTGCAACACGGGTAGTTGTCAGATCGCCAACCTTATCAGTGTCTTTGATCGGGGGAAAAGGTGGCTTAGCATTCCTACCAGTAAATGTTTTACGTTGGTGCTCAGCTTGTAATTCGTAATTTTCAACTGGATCTACTCTCCAACTCCCTAAAGCCATTACTTAGACATCTCCTTTGATTGTTTTGTTCCATAACCTTTGATGAGTCTTTGACCTTTAATCTTATCGTAAAAAGCATCATCTGTCTCTTCCCACACAACCTGTTGGTCGATCGGGAACACCATTCCATTAAGGTCTTTCACAAAATCTGCTGTTGGTAGGAGAATGGCAGTGTCCCATTCACTAGCAGCGAGATCTAAATATAATCCATCTACATGGGGGTGTAGATATTTATGGAAACACTTCTTGGGTATGTCAATTCTACCCTGCATCAATTTTTTAGTTGCAATAATTCTTTTCTTGGGTGATAGGTAGTGTAAGTTAGCACCCCAGAATTCTGATTTAGATGACTTAATTACATACACTAGAGGGAATCTGTCATAGTAAGGCAACCATCTCATCTTTGCCTTATACTCAAACATATACAGATGACCTGCTACTGTATATTTTCTTAGTTCATTTGAATCTTGCTCTTTAGCAGCACCTACTCTGTCTGCTCGTTCATCTAAGATATACTTTTTAAAGTTCTTTTTGTATCTACTTGCTTCAGACTTAACTGCTGATCTATACCATGAGAGAGACTTCTTCTCTCCTGCTGTAGCAGCATTCACTCTCTCGAAGAGTGTTTTGTATCCTGGATCTTTATTTACAGCATTGCGCTGGACTGAGGCGAATCCTGTTGCCATTGTTCTAGACTCCTAAGTGATCTTCGGTTAGTATTAAGAAGTTCATCTGCCTGTCTTCACAATACTCTCGCGCAGCAGACCACTTAGTTTGGTTCTTTGCGTAAGTCAGTGCAGCATTACGATAGGCAGCAGTTTTTTTGTTTTTGTCATTCGGTGGTTTTGTTTGCTTTTTGGGTTTTACTTCAATAATATATTTTGTTATCTTACCTGACTTTTCACGTACCTTAATATAGAAGTCTGGAAAGTATCGTCTCAACTTACCATCAGGTGCCCTGTATGGTATAATAACCTCTTCACTACCCCACTCCAAAATGGAGGGATTACTATCACAGAACACCATGAACTTACGTTCCCATAACGATCTATAGATGATGTTTGATGGGTTGCCACGGTACTTCTTAGGATGGGTAGGTTTATAAATCCCAGAGTACGCCATAAATATAGTAGGACCAACGTAGGTATTTAGCGTGTCTATAGATCGCCTATTAACAACAATGGCAGCGAACGGCGGAATGTCGTTCAGCAATAACTTTGTGGTGAAGTTTCTCAATCCGCCTGTAGGACTGCCAGTTGATGAGGATTACTTTGAAATGTTCTGTAGCGAAGCACAGCTTCCTAACACTAATACTGCACAAGGCAATCAGAATGGATTGTATCTTGGTAGCGGACAAACAAGTTATGCACACACAAGAGTCTTTACAGAGATCCAACTTGGATTCATGTGTGATGCTAACATGTCAGCACTTAAGTTCTTACAAAACTGGAATGACTTTATCTTTAGTGAAGGTGGAGATGAAGTAGCGGGACAAGATCTTCGATCTGTTCAAGGTAATACGGGTAGTTCTGTTAGGGGTAGGAATAGAAGTATTAAATTGCAATATAAGGACGACTATTCTAGCACAATCTTAATCTCAAAGACAGACCTGGGTGGTAATAGTCCTGTTGAAAGAACTCCCATCACATATGTTTTAGAAGAGGCATATCCATATGCTATTGATGCTATACCTCTGCAGTTTGGATCAAGTCAGTTGACTCAGGTAACAGCACAGTTCTCCTATTCTAAGCACTACACAGTTCAGAATGACATTCGTGGTATGGGTGCCAGAATTGTAAATTGAATTCCATAAAAGTGGGAAAATTTTTTCCGCCAATTTTTGGGTAAAAAAGTCGCGCTAAATATACATATGATCTGGTCTAAACATAATGGCATTACCACAAATTGCTCTTCCAACTTATGAGTTGGAAATCCCTTCTAATGGCAAAAAAATCAAATATCGCCCTTTTGTCGTAAAAGAAGAAAAAGTTCTTTTGCTTGCACTCGAATCTGGAGATGATAAGCAGATTGAAGATGCAGTAAGAACTTTGTTAAAAAATTGCATCCAGTCTAGAGTGAAACTCGAAGATTTGGCGATTTTTGACCTAGAATATATTTTCCTACAAATTCGTGCTGTGTCAGTTGGCGAAGTTGTGGAAATGATGCTAACATGCGAAGATGACGGCGAAACGCAAGTTCGTTATAATCTCAATCTGGCAGATGTCAAGGTTGATAAACCAGAAGGGCATTCCAGCAAAATTATGCTATCTGATGAGATGGGCGTAATTATGAAATATCCCTCATTTGAGGAATTCGTCAAAGTCTCTATTGCTGGCAAAAATAGCACTGGTGATGACGTTATTGCTATTATCGCAAAATGCATTGATCAAATTTTTGACGCAGAAGACGTATATGACAGTTCTACGACTTCCAAGAAAGAATTTGTTGAATTTGTCGAAGGACTGACTAATAAGCAATTTGAAAGTGTTGAAAAATTCTTTGAAACTGCACCAGTCCTAAAACATGAGATTGTAATCAAAAATCCAAACACTGGAGTTGAGAATACAATGGTTATTCAGGGGTTAGCAAATTTTTTCGGATAGCACTCTTCCACATGTCCATGGAAGGGTACTATAAGACTAACTTCGCCTTGATGCAGCATCATAAATATAATTTGAGTGATATTGAGAATATGATGCCTTGGGAAAGACAAGTTTATACTAGTCTCCTCATGCAATACTTAGAACAAGTCAAACAAGAACAAGAAAAAGCAGCAAGGCAGTAATGGCACACGGTTTTCTAACACCATCACCAGTAACGGGAGATAATTTCCTTAAGAACTCCAAGGAGGTTAAGGAAAAACTCGATGATATTAAAGGTCTTCTCAAAGATATCAGAGATAGATTTAAAAAGGACCGTGATACCACTTACAGGTCTGGTAGACGTGGTGTAGAGGTTGCTGGCAGAGGTAATATTGGTGAAAATACTGCTGTTGGTGGTGGTATGCTCCCAGGCAGAAAAGCACCTAAAATGCTGCAAGGTGCTACTGGAGAGATTGAAAAAAACCCTATAAACGTTGATTTAAAAACAGGAGCAAAAGTTGAAACTCCTGGTGGTCCAAAAAGACTTCCTGGCACTGCTGGCAAAGGTGGTACATATTCTAATGTGCCAGGTGTATCTGCACCTTCTGGAGGGATTAAAGATAGTAGTTTCTTCAGTAAGACTGGAGAACTTGATATTGAGAAACTACGTGCAAGTGGTAAATCTCCAGAAGAACAAAAAACTATTGTAAGAGATTATAGAGCAAATCTCCGTGCGAAAGGTGTTGCTCCAACTGGAGAAGGAGCACCTCCTATTACACCAGACAGTGGTGCTGATATTGTCGCTGCTGTCAATAAGAATACTGAAGTAATTGTTCGTCTTGCTGATTTAACAAAAGAGCAGACAGTAAGTCAGCAATCGATGCATAATGAGCAACAAGCTCAATCAGATAAGTTAGCAAGTAGAGCACTTGCTAGAGGAGAGGAAAAATCACTAGAGAAGGGTTCTGACCTTTCTTCATTCTTAAAAGCAGATAGATTTGCGCGACTTGCTGCTGCTGGTGGTAAAGGTGGAGGTAAAGGCGGTCCTGGACTTGGTATTGGTGGCAAAGCTGCCACTGGAGCACTCGTTAAAGCAGTTGGTAAGCGTGGAGCAGGGCGTGTAGGAACACGTATCGCGGCAAAGTATGGAGGTAGAGCAGCAGCAAAGGCAGCGAGTAAATATGGATCAAAAGCTGCTACAAAACTAGGTGTCAAGGGTGCTGCCAAGATTGGTGCAGGTGCTATTGCTAAGTCTGCTGGTAAGAAGATCCCACTCGTAGGATTAGGACTTGGTGCTATTTTTGCTGCTCAAAGAGCAATGGAAGGTGATTTCCTTGGTGCTGGTCTTGAGTTAGC